ATGTATCGGTATCTTAGTGGTATAATGTTACAGGAGGACTAATGGCATTTCCAGGCACATATAATTTTAATTACTACCGTGGTGATAGGTATGAATTTGTAATCCGCCCAAAAACTGCAAACGGTGGGGCTTTTGATTTAACAGGATACAGCGCAAACTTTTTTGTTGCTAGTGCAAGAGGAGAAGGTAAAACTCAGTACGAAATGCAGGCAGTGGTTGATGGATCTGCAGACACCGTAACTTGTACAATCCTACCAGGCGCAGGAGAAGAATTAACTGCTGGAAGTTACGTCTATGATGTTCAAATAGATTCTGGTGCAACATTAGTTTATACACTTTTAACGGGGACTGTAACAGTAACAGATGATATTTCTGGAGCAGATGATTCATAATGGTTGATGTATTACTTAATACCGACGATGTTGTTGTTATAGGACCACCAGAGTCAATTGATCTATTAGTTGACATTGGACCACAGGGAACTCGTGGCAGTAAATTCATTGTTGGTTCTGGAGAGCCTAATGCATTAACAGCAAGCGGTGTTTTATTTGGAAATACTTTAATTTTAAACGATATGTATATTAATACCGCTCCAGGAGAAAATTATGGATATATGTATCAGTATATTTCTCAGGCTGGTGCAAATACTTGGGTTCAAGTTTTAAAGGTAAGTCCAGCAATTTACTCTTCTGTAGAAACAATTGCCTTTACATCTGGCGCAGGATCAATAACGATTCCAATATCAAACATAGTAACAGTTAGTGGTTCACCACTTACCGCTTCAAATTTTAATGTTCAGTTTCAGATTGAAGGAGCAAACCCAATTGCTTCATCAATGGAGATTCCTGCTTTAGCGGGGGCTGGAACAAGCCTAGTAATAAATTTTGACGCAGTTCAATATAGCAGTGGTACTTGGTCAAATCTTACTGGAAGTAAGACAGTCCATTTATTTATCTCTATAGTTTAACAAAAATGGTATAATCTTTACAGAGGTGACCACATGGCTGTAGAAAACATAGGAAGTTTAGTCCCAACTAAAATTCCAGCATTGATTGATGATGCTAATATTCAAGATGCGCTAAAAGCGTATCATTACGGGTCCTATGATTTTGATACCGCAGAAACAGATGCAACAGAACTTTTAAATCCATCTATTGCTTATACACTTAATAGTTTACAAACTCAAATTACTACAAAGGCTGCTTTAGAGGTTTCAGCAAGAGATAGTTCAAGAGTAACTACAACTGCTCCTACTGCAGCAGCATTTACAGCATTTTCTGCAACAATACCAGATGGATATATTTGGGTAGACAAAGACGCAGCAGCCCCAGTAGGATACATATCAGCGACATCTATTTACACAGCAACACAGCCAACAACTGGATTAGCAAATGGAGTTATTTGGATTAAAAAAGGATCAAGCCCATTAGAGATGTATGTTTATAATGGCGATACTAGTGCTTTTAACAGGGTGATCTAATGCCAACATCCTTTAATACAGACGGAAAACCAGGATTTATTTATAATGCAGCAGATGACGTATGGTATGAACTTTCTGGAAAAACAGATACGTCTGGAACTTTTGAATGGGCTGGTCTACAAACTTATTTATCTGCTGTAACAATGCTTGAAGCCCTTGTTGCAAAAAAAGGTATAAATAATTATCTCAATCCAGCAGCAAGAGATGCATCAATTACATCCCCTACTGCGGGATCAATATGCTTAATAAGACAAAATGCTGGAGGGGATACAATTCATCAACTTCAATTTTATAATGGGTACTATTGGATTCCCTTTATACCAAGTCAAGCGGGTAATGGAGGAAAAGTATTACAAACAGATGGTATAATAACATCATGGCAAAATGTTTCAAGTTTGCCAGATACATTAATGATGATGGGAGGATAATAAATGCCTACAACATATAAAGTTCTTGGCCAATCAAATCCAAGCGCAACAACCCTTACAAGTCTTTACACAGTACCCGCTGCAACATCAACAGTTTGTTCTACAATTACAGTGACAAATCTTGGTGCAAGTTCTGGTACTTTTAGAATTGCAGTTAGACCAGCAGGAGAATCAATTGTTAACAAGCACTATATTGCGTATGACGTTACAATTGCAGCCTTAGATGCACTTACACTTACATTAGGAGTTACACTTGCTACAACTGATGTTATATCAGTTTATGCATCAACAGCCACAATGGCTTTTGCTGCTTATGGATCGGAAATTGCATAATGACAATTAGAAGTTTAAAGAATGGATCAATAACAAGTCTTGCTGCAGGAAACACATCTGTAGCAACACCTAGCGCACCTACTATTGGATCTGCTACAGTTGTAGGGGGTTTCGTTGAGATTGCATTTACTGCTAACGCTGCTGGTGCTACAGCAACTAATTTTACTGCCACATCTTCACCAACAGGAATTACAGCATCTAGTGCAACATCCCCTATCTCTATGCCAATAAGTTCTGGAAATTTAGCAGCAAACACATCCTATACTTTTACTGTAGCAGCATCTAACGCTAATGGATCTTCAACGTCCAGTGCGGCATCAAATTCAACAACAACTCCTGATTCATTTGCTGTTGACTACTTAGTAGTTGCAGGCGGAGGTGCTGGAGCATACCAGGGAGGTGGCGGTGGTGCGGGAGGACTTAGGTCAACTATAAGTGCTACTGGCGGTGGCGGAACTGTAGAAAGTTCAATAACTGCATCCCCAAGCACAAGTTATGCAATTGTAATTGGTGCTGGAGGTACTGGCGCAGAAGGAAACAGCAATTACAATAATCATACTAGTGGATCCGCTTCATCAATTAATATTGGTGGTGTGATTCAGTCTACTGGAGGAGGAAGAGGTGGTGGATTTACTGATACTCCTTTGTTTCTAAACGCTGCTCAACCTGCTACTGGTGGATCTGGTGGTGGAGGAATGTTTGGAAATAATAATGGTAATGGATACGGCACTAGTGGTGCTAATGGAACTGCTAATCAAGGTTATTCAGGTGGTAATGGTACTCCAACAGGAGACTGGTGGAGATATAATGGAGGCGGTGGTGGTGGATCAAGTGCTAGTGGCGGAAACGCTGGAAGTTACCCTAGCCAAGACGTAGGTGGTCTTGGTGGTGGCGGTGTAAGTAACGATATTACTGGTTCATCTTCTAGTTATGCAGGCGGTGGCGGAGGCGGTGGCGGTGCAAACCAGAGGGCAGGTGGCGCAGGCGGTGGCGGTGCAAGCGGTGGTGGCACTACTGATGGATTTGCTGGAACTGCTAACACTGGCGGTGGCGGAGGAGCAAGCGGTGGATCTGGTGCAACTAGAAATGGTGGCAACGGTGGTTCAGGTGTAGTTATTCTTAGATACCCTTCTACAAAAACAATTACTTTCGGTGCAGGTTTAACAGGTACAGAAAGTTCAGCAAGTGGTGGTTACAAGCGAGCCACAATTACTGCTGGTACTGGAAATGTGAGTTGGGCATGATGGCACATTACGCATTTTTAGACGATAGCAATATAGTAACTGAAGTTATTCCAGGTGTTGATGAACAAATAATCCAGACTGATCTGGATGGTACTCAAGTTGGTGGTTCAACTGAGGCTTGGGAAACTTGGTATGGAAACTTTAAAGGTCAAGCATGTAAAAGAACATCTTACAATGGTAACTTCCGTAAGAACTACGCAGGCATTGGTTATACCTATGATGCTGCAAGAGATGCTTTTATACCACCCAAAGATTTTAACTCTTGGATATTAAACGAAGACACTTGCTATTGGGAACCACCAACACCAAAGCCAACCGACGGTCAAGCATGGTATTGGGATGAAGATACTCTGTCTTGGAAAGTATTTATAATGGAAGAGCAACCTGAACCAAACCCATAACAACCATAGCACTTTATTGTTTTAATACATATAAAAAATACCCCATTAACCTAACAATGGGGTATATTTTTTTTAAATAATTATTGCTTACATGGGTACTTGTTATACCATTCTTGATACCGTGTTCCATTTATAGAACTCCATGCAGACCAATCTTTTCCACCCTTAGTCATGTGAAGAGCAATTTGTGCATTAACGACTGGGTTTAATAACTCAGCATTTGAATCCAACTCAAATTTTTCTCTACGATCTGACCCTAATTCTCCAAGCATATTTATTTGAAATACACCATAAGAATTATCTCCAGTTTTTACATTACCATTAAAGGCAAGAGGACGACCATTAGACTCTGCCTTTGCAATAGCACAAGCAGACCTCAAGGTTTTTCCTTCAAACCCTACATGACGTAACATATCCACCAGTTGCTCATCAGTTAAATTATGAGCATTTTCATACTTTTCTAATTTTTTCTCTTTAGAAACCAAAAAGGCCACCTTTTGGGTGGCAGACTTAACGGACTCTTTAATTAGTAAGTTGTTTTCATT